TTCTAGGGTCGTGCCACCCACAGACTCCCTTTCTCTTATTTCTCCCCGATTGGTCAGATTTGATCCACCCACAACCGAAAGGCCTAGGTCATGACCCAAAACAAAACAGAACCGCCAGAGGATAAACCGATGGGCATCTACCTATCCTTGAACTCGGCACTCTCGGTGGCAAACTGGATCGCCCCCACCGATGTAGCGGCCATGACATTGGCTCGGCGCATCGCCCTGGCACTTGACACTGCCTTTGACATGGGTGATCTTAAAGAGGCAACACCTTTGGCCGCTAAATACTTAAACGTATTGCAGCAGCTGCACTTGACAGTTGAAACACGAACAGCAGGAAAACAGGGCGAGGAAAATGATGGGACAAACCATGTCGGAGACTATCTACGGTTACTCAAAACCAAGGATTCAAAGCCAGCCACTAAACCTGCCCAGCGCAGGGCCAGTGGTGGCGGCACTAGCTGACGAACTTGGAGTCCCACTTTTAGATTGGCAAAAGTATGTGCTGGATGATGCCTTGCAGATTTTGCCCAATGGTCGCTGGGCTAGGTCGCAGGTCGGCATTCTTGTAGCCAGACAGAATGGCAAGACTCATATGATGCGAATGCGTATTCTTGCTGGCCTGTATGTTTTTGGTGAAAAGAATGCCATCGCCATGTCACAGACTCGGCAATTATCGCTGGACACTTTTAAGCAAACAGTGGACATGGCCGAAAGCCTGGACTGGATGCGAAAGCGGATCAAGCGAGTTTCCCGGACTAACGGCCAAGAGGAATTAGAGGTGTATTGCCACCATTACCCAAAGTCGTGTGGCGGTAAGTGTGAGCGCATTCGCAAATACTCGATCCGAGCAGCTACGAGCGAGGGGCCGCGTGGCGCATCAGCCGACTTGCTTTATGTCGATGAACTTCGAGAAATTGACGAAGCCACATGGGCAGCGGTCACCCCGATCACCCGAGCCAGACCCAATGCCCAAGTATTTTGGACAAGCAACGCTGGCGACTTGACTAGCAATGTGCTAAATGAGCAACGGCGCAGGGCTTTGACCTTTGCTAGTGATCGCATGGGTTACTACGAATACAGCGCGGCGGCAGGCTCATCGGTTGACGATGTAGAGGGATGGAAACACGCCAACCCTGCTTTGGGCTTCACCATCAACGAACAAAACATCAAAGATGCCGCAACCTTTGACAGCCCAGATGCATTCAAAACCGAGACCTTGTGCCAATGGACAGATGCCATCGATTCGCCCTGGCCGATCCAAATCTGGAACGAATGCGAGGCCGAAGTGGCTTTGGAGGATGGCCTGCCAACTTGGATGGCGATGGACTTGAACTTTAACCGCGAATTGGCTTGTTTGGTTACCTTGCAACAGGGAGAAAAGGGCTACGCCGTATTCCTGCACGAATGGAAAAAAGAGGGCGGCATCAATGACCTTGAACTTGCTGGCGAGATCGCCACACTGACTCGACGCTATCGCCCAAGAGTTCTGGCTTATGATCCAAATACTGCTGGGTACATCGCGCCAAGACTTGCGCAGGCTGGTGTACCAGTTGCGCCAACACCTTGGAACTCGGCGAACTTTGCGATCATGTGCGATCAGACTATGAACGCCATGCAGTCACGCCAGCTGCTACACCCAGCCCAAGAAACTATGCACAGCCATTTGGTCAGTTGCGCTCGTAGACCTGCCAGCGATGGCGGTTGGCGTATTGCTCGCAGAGCGGCGCAAGTACCAATCAGCGCGGCGGTTGCATTAGTCATGGCGGTGGGTCATGCCACCGAGCCACAACAAAGTGTGACTATAGTTAGTGCATAACCCTGCCTTGGGTTCTCATCGAGGCTGGCTGGCTAAACCAGAGGGATCAAGAACCACTAGGACTAGCCAGCCAGTTGATGTGACAACACGCGCAACAAAGTGACAAAGCGCGACAAAATTATCTAAAGTCAGTTGTTTGTGTTTCAATGCAAGAATGGGATTCATAGATTTTTTGCTGGGTACACCCAACGAGAAGCCACAGATCGAAGCGCGTGCAGGCATCGCCATCCCGTTCTATCAGGATGCATACTTCACCCCGTTCAACACTTTTAGAGTTGACCGATCAAGCGCAATGCAAGTGCCAGCAGTGGCACGCGCTCGCAACATCATTGCAGGCACAATTTCAACCCTTGGCTTAAACTCATACAACATGATCACTGGCGCAAAAGTCGAGGGTCGCAAGATTCTTGAACAGCCTGATCCAGCCATCCCACTAGCTGTGACTATGGCTTGGACTGTCGAGGATTTGTTATTTCATGGCCGATCATTCTGGCAAGTGCTTGAAGTAAACCCCGAGGATGGCCGACCAACACAGGCTCGCCGAATTGATCCGACACGGGTTACATTTACAACTGATTTGAATACCCAAGAAATCGTGAACGGCTTTTACATCGAGGGCGGCTTGATGCCAGCCACGGGTGTGGGATCGCTGATCATGTTTAGTGGTATTGACGAGGGCATTCTCAACCGAGGTGGCCGCACTATCTCAACAGCCTTGAAGTTAGAGGAAGCCGTTCAGCGTATGGCTAGCGAGCCAAACCCAACAATGGTAATCAAGAATAGTGGCGTGGATCTACCGCCAGAGCAGGTGTCAAGCCTACTGGCCCAGTGGAAGCAAGCCCGAGCCACACGATCAACCGCTTATCTTTCAGGCCCATTGGATGTAACAACCTTTGGCTACGATGCCGGGCAAATGCAACTTACTGAATCACGCTTGAACACCGCAGCTGAAATTGCTCGTATGTGCAACATCCCTGCCTGGTACATCAACGCCGAATCAGCCAGCGCGACTTACTCCAACGTGAGCCAGGAACGCCGAAGCCTTGTCGATTTCTCATTGCGCCCATTCATGAGTTGCATCGAGGAACGCTTGACAATGGTCGATGTCACTCCTAGAGGCCAAAAGGTCAGATTTGATCTAGACGATTACTTGCGCGGAAACCCACTTGAACAAATTGAAGTTTTGGGCAAGATGCTTGACTACGGCTTAATTAGCGTAGATGAAGCGCGTGAGGAAATGGATCTCGCACCGAGAGGAAATGAAGCAAATGCAACTTAGTTTTGAGGGTCAGGTACTAGCTGCCGACACAGAAACTCGAACCATCAAAGGCCTTGTCGTGCCGTTCGCCAAAGTTGGCAACACATCGGCTGGCCCAGTGCGCTTTGAGTTTGGCGCGTTTGGTGAAATTGACCCAAGTCAAATTGTTTTGAACATGGAACATGACCGCACACGCCCATTGGGTCGCGGTATTGCAGGATCAGAGGAAATCACCCCAGCAGGTATTTCGATGGCATTCAAGATTGCGCCAACGGGTGCAGGCAATGATGCACTCGTTGAAGCATCCGAGGGACTTCGCCCGGCATTTAGCATCGAGGCCAATGTAGGTGAATACACCATCGAAAAAGGCGTGATGGTCGTATCAGCGGCCAAACTCGAAGCAGTTGCTCATGTAACAAACCCAGCATTCAAAGATGCACAGATTTCCCAAGTCGCAGCCACAGAGGCCGATGAGGAAAACCCAGAAACCACCGAAGCAGAACAACCTGCCGAGGAACAACCACAGGAGAACATCGTGGAAGAAACAACCGCACCAGTGGCAGATGAAGTGACCGCAGCAGCGGTTGTTCATGCCGCAGCACCAGTGGCTTACGCTAAGCCACGTTCACCAATCAACAGCCAGGCTTCCTACTTGGAACACAGCATCAAGGCCAAAATGGGCAACCATGATTCAGCCCAGTATGTTATGGCAGCCGATGATTCATTCAGCACGAACCCAGCGTTCACCCCAGTGCAGTATGTAAACAGCGTTATCGACACATCCATTGGCTCACGCCCAGCCATCGATGCGATTGGCTCACGCGCCATCACTGCATCAGGCATGGTTATCAGCCATCCAAAAATCACAACAAGTGGAACTGTTGCAGACACCAACGAAGGTGCAGCACCATCCGAAACTGGCATTGTGTCCTCATACGTCAACCTAGACGTGAACAAGTTTGCTGGAATGCAGCGTTACTCGGTAGAACTACTAGAGCGTTCATCCCCAGACTTTTTCCAGGCAATGGTCGATAACATGACCCGTGCTTACAATAAGGCAACTGATGCAGCAGTAATCGCAGCATTGACCGCAGGTGGAACACAGGCAACCGCAACAGCAGCAACATCAGCTGGCATTATTTCCTACGTTTCAACCGAAGCCCCAGCTGCTTACCTAGCAACTGGCGAACTTCCAAGCGCATACATCGCTGGCACATCCCAGTGGTCATTGCTAATGGGTGCAACCGACACAACTGGTCGCCCAATCTACAACGCATACAACCCACAGAACAATGGCGGAGTTGCAGGCCCACAAAGCCTACGCGGCAACGTACTTGGTCTAGACCTGTATGTAGATCCAAACGCTGTTGCAACAACAATCGATGAGTCGGCATTCATTGTCACCCCATCATCCGTTGCAATTTACGAAAGCCCGGTGCTGAGAATGAGCACTAACGTAGTAACCAGTGGGGAGATTGAAACGATGCTCTACGGTTATCTCGCAGTAGGCGTTTTGGTCGCTGGTGGCGTTCGTCGCTTTAACCTGACATAAGTCAGCGTTAGTTAGAAGTGTGGGAGGTGCGGCCCTGTGCCTCCCACACACTTACAAGAATGGAGTAGAAAATGGCACTGATCACACTAAGCGAACTGAAAAGCGTTTTAGGCATCGGCGACATTTACGCTGACTCCATTGTGCAGGCAGTTGCCGACAGTGCCGAGAACATAATCCTGTCGTACTTAATCTTTGACGATGTGTCTATCGTTGGCGCATCGCTCACAAACAATGTGGCTCGCTTTTACTGCCACGACAACACCTTTGTGGTTGGTCAGGCTTTGACCGTCACAGGTTGTGGCTCACCTTTTAACGGCTCACGGACTGTTACAAAGGTTGGCTACGATGAATACAACGTGACCTACTTTGAAGCAGCTGTGACTAACGCTGACATCACAAAGCGTCAGATCATTCCTAATGGCCGAGCAGTATTGACCAGCCAAGCCGCGCTTTACGACACGACACCAGAAGTCCGAGAGGCTGCCTTGGCGGTTGCTTGCGACATCTGGATCACTCGCACTGGCACACTTGGCCAGCAGGGTGTGGACTTCCAAAGCCCAGCACCATACCGCCTAGGCCGTTCCATGCTTACCAGAGTTTCAGGCCTATTAGGCAAGCACCTAGATACCAGGGGATACCTTGGCTAACTTGGCAACGTACCGGGCAAACCTTGCCAGCACTCTCGCAGCTGCTGGTCGAGTTGTTTACTCGTACCCAAACGAAAACATCACACCGCCAGCCATTGTGCTTGTGCCTGGGTCGCCTTACATGACCGTTGGCGCAATCGGTGGGGCGCGCATTCATGTGCGCTTTGACATCACTTGCATAGTCAACGCAGCCGACAACCAAGCGGCTTTGGCAAACTTGGAAACCTTAATTTTGTCAGTAACCGATCTACTAGCCAATAACATCTCGTTCCTTGGTGGATGGTCGCAACCGACAGTTACGCAAATCGGAAACGCCGATATGCTCATCAGCCAACTCAACATCGAGATGGTCACAACCAACTAGGAAAGGCAAGTCATGCCAGCAACATACATAACTGGTCGGAATCTGACTTTGAGTATCAACTCGGTGTCATACGCAGACCAAGCATCAACCGTCACACTAGAGCGCGAAAACAACCAGCAGGTACTCGAAGTGCTATCTGGTCGCGCTTACAAGACCGTTGACAAGTTCGCCACACTAAACGTGGAACTATATTTAGACGACTCATCATCAGCTGGAATCATCAGCGCGCTTTGGGATGCGGCTAACAGCGCACCTGACACATCGCTTGCATTCTCATTTGATGTCAATGGTGACACATTCACTGGCAACGTATTCCCAGTCTTTCCAACCGTTGGTGGCGCGGCCACTGACGTATTGACAACCTCGCTATCCTTTGTAGTCGAGGATGGAACAGTCACTCGGGCTTAACGAATAGAACAGGGCAACCATTATGCAATACACAGTTACAACAAAACAGGGCAACAACTACATAGTGAGCGATGAGTCGGCTTGGCTGTGGATCGAGATCGAACGCGAACTCGGTTATACAGTCAGCCAGGCTGCTGACAAGATGAGCCAAGGCTCATTAGATGTCATCACTTGTATGCTTTACAAGGCCGCAAAGGCCCAAGGCCATACAAAGATGCCAAGCCAGCAAGCCTGGGTCACCAATGAGTTTGAAACCTTTGAGGTGGTCGAGGATAGCCCAAAAGAGAACTAAGGGATGCGCTGGTGAGGATAGCAGTATCGACCGGCATTCCCTTGGTAGACCTTTTGGACTGGTCGCTCGCAGACATTAACACGGCGGTCACGCTTATACGAGAGAGGAATGGTCATGGCTGACAAAGTAACAGTCAAGATGACTCCTGACTCTCGGGATCTTAAATCGCTTTACAAGGCATTTCGTCAGATGGATGAGGGCGCAAAGAAAGCCCTAAAAGATGATGTGACGAGCATTAGCCAGTGGTCAGCCACAGAAATGCAAAGCAGCTACAACTTGAACCCATTGCCAGCACAAGCCCAAAAGGTCGCTGCAACTATCCGAGCCAATAAGGATCGTATCCCGAACGTCACCATCGGTGGTAGCAAGGGTCGATTTAGTGGTGGCGCGGTATCTGGCCAAGTGTTGTTCGGATCAGAGTTTGGTGGTCCAGCACCTTTTGAAAATGGTGGTCGCCGCTTTCCTGAACGATCACGCCCACAAGGTCGAGGCAACGAGGGCTACGGCATTTTTATAACCCTTAAAAGAATCCAGCCAGAATTAACACGCCGTTGGAAAGATGCGGTCAATCGACGAGTAATAGAAAAGTGGGATGACAACAATGGCTGATGTAAGAACCCTTAAACTCAACCTACTTGCTGATGTAGATCAATTTGGCCGAAGCCTAAACAAGGCCGATAACGATGCCAAGGGATTTGCTGGTGGACTTAAAAAGTACGGCAAGATGGCCGCAGCCGCCTTTGCCGTTGCTGGCGCAGCTGCCGCAGCCTACGCGATCAAAATTGGCGTGGATGGGGTCAGGGCAGCCGTTGAGGATGAAGCGTCACAAAAGCAACTTGCCGAAGCCTTAAAGAACACCACCAACGCTACTGACGCACAGATCGCATCCACCGAGGAATACATCACTAAGCAACAACTGGCCTTTGGCGTAGCCGATACCAAGTTGCGCCCGGCACTGGCTAACTTAGCCCGAGCCACTGGCGATGTTGGCAAAGCCCAGCAACTTACCAATCTTGCGATGGACATTTCGGCAGCTACTGGCAAAGACCTTGAAACCGTATCGCTCACACTTTCCAAGGCTTACAACGGCAACATAGGCGCGCTTACAAAATTGGGCATTCCATTAGATGATGCCATCAAGAAATCTGGCGATTTTAACCTGGTACAAGGTGAACTTGTACGCCTATTTGGTGGCGCGGCTAAGGCCAACACCGAAACCTATGCAGGCCAGTTGGCTATCGTCACCGAGCGTGTGGGCGAACTTAAAGAATCAATCGGTGTGGCATTACTGCCAACCATGAAAATCTTGCTTGAAAACGTAAACCAAGTAGCCAAGGGATTTAGTGGCGACGATCCAGAGGGATTGAGCAACCGCGCCAGAGAACTTGCAGGCAACTTTGAGGGCAACGGCGCAAACAGCCTGGGCGGTGCATTGCGAGCAGTCGCAGATGCATTTGGCAACCTATTCTCAACCGTTACAGACGGAGGCCCAGGGGCTGCCAGTGTGATGGAACAGATCGCAGGCTCACTTGAAAGCATTGCCAACGCCATCAACACAGTTTCAAACGCCTATCAAAAGGCTTTGCCTGTATTGCGATTTATTCAAAACCCGTTTAACTTAAACATCCCAGAGGCAGGATTTACACCAAGGCCAAAGGCCCGAGCAGCTGGTGGATCAGTCATGGGTGGCGAGTCTTACCGCGTTGGCGAGTTTGGCCCTGAAATGTTTGTGCCAAGTGGCTCGGGATCAATTCGCCCGGACGGCGGCAATGGTGGCGTGACCATCATCATGAACGGCGTGATCGATGGCGAGTCTGCTCGCCGAAGCATCGAGCGACTATTGCAAGATTCATCAAGGCGCACAGGCGCGGTCAACCTTGTTGGGGCAACATTGTGACAACGTATGATCCGTATCCGACAGTCACTTTTGGTGGGGCTACAACATACGCAGATCAGACGATCTCATCGATCTCGATCCGTATGGGTCGTAATGACGTAACCGAGCAACCGCAACCAGGCTATGCATCGATCAGCCTTTGGACAGATGCCAGTGAGCCTTTGGATGTGGCATTGAGTCAGTCGGTGTCAATCTCGATCGACAAAGGCACAACAGGAACGCAGGCGATTTTTTACGGCACGATCTCGGACATCGACATCAGCTTGCAAGCCTATGGATCAGATGGCTCAATCGCTATCTACACGATCACAGCCGTTGGCCCACTGGCGCAGCTAAACCGCCGCCTCGTTGGCTCGGCTAACTATGCCAAAGAGTTTGACGGCACACGAATCTTAAACATCCTTACCGAGGCATTTCTTACCGAATGGGATGACATCAGCCCGACACTGACTTGGGCAGGGTTGCCAACAGGTGCAACATGGGCCAGTTACGATGCCGTAGGTCAAAGCCTTGTCGATGATCTTGTAGGCAACATCGACACACCCGGGCAATACGAATTGCAGGCATACAGTAATGGCGTGACCGATGCTTACGCACTAGCGACACTAGCTGCTAACTCTGGTCGAGGCGTACTTTGGGAAAATGGCACAGGCTCGTTGCATTATGACGACTACTTAGCCCGAGCCACTGCAACACCATTGACCTTGACCGAGGATGACATTCTCGCCAGAGGCCTACGCACATCCGCACAATGGGGCGAGATTGTAAACGATGCAACAGTCACTTATCGTGCAGGGGAAGCCAACTCACGCGATGAGCAGTCAATCATTCTCTATGGGCAGTTATCAGGCACACGATCAACCCAGTTGCACAACCTAGCCGATGCCCAAGCACAGGCCGCCGACTTTATCGAGTCACGGGCTTACCCAAGAATGTATCCAGAGCAGATCACGATCCCACTGCACTCGCCAACGGTCAGCGATGCCACACGCGATGCACTAGCTGCCGTTTACAACGGCCTACGCATAAACACAACGGCATTGCCAGCAGTCTTTGGCACAACCTTTGATGGCTTTGTAGAGGGCTACACATGGAATTTGACCCGATACACCGCCGAATTGGCTTTGACCTGCTCGGCATATTCCGAAACATACTCATCGATCATCTGGTATCAAATACCACCAACCACAACTTGGGCAGGTTATACTCCAAGTACGACAGAATGGCAGGATCTATAATGGCAACAGTAACCCCAGTCTATAATTGGCCCGTTCCCACCTCAACAGACTATGTTAAGGATGGCGCGACCTCGATTGAAGCCCTTGGCGATGCAATCGATGCGAGCCTAAACACTATTACCGGCGGCAAAAATGTTGCAATCCAATCCCTTAGTAGTAATACATTGACATCATCGTCAGGCTTAATTGTGACTGGATTAGTAGCAAATGGTCGTTACAGGGTTTCGGGAATTTTATCAAGTAATAATAATTGCGCTTTACAATTTAGATTTAGGGAAAATACAACGGACAAAGCAACGCAATATTACTGGGCGCATACTGCAACAAATTTAAGCGCGGCTTTTGTGGGTAGCGCAGGAAATCCAGATACCGTCAGTTATGTTGGCAACATTTTTTCGGCGGCTTTTTGCACATTTGGTTTTGATGTTGCAATAAGTAGCAATAATACGACTGGGCAAATAATTGGGCAATATTGGGATGCCGTAAACGGTAGACACGTTGCACATTCAATGAGTAACGCAAATATGACAAATTGCAACGGTTTTAATATATATCCAAGTTCGGGAACATTATCAGGCACTATTTCAATTATGAAATACGCGTAAGGAAAATTATGCAAACATTAATTAATCTTGAAACAGGCGACATTCAAGAAATTGAGTTAACAGCCCAGGAAATAGCAGAGCGAGCAGAATTGCACGCGCAAGCCGAAGCACGTCAGGCAGAACAAGAAGCCAAAGCAAGCGCACGAGAATCAGCACTAGCCAAACTGGCAGACCTTGGACTAACCGCCGAGGAAATCGCCGCACTTTAACAATAACCACAGGGCCATGACACGAAAGGGCAACTCATGGCCTTACCAATTAAGAACGGCAAGATCACAACCGCTTACAAGAAGCCAGGCAAAATGTGGTCAAAGGGCTACCACACAGGCGTTGACTTTGCAGTGCCTACGGGTACGCCAGTCCTAGCCGTAGCTGACGGCAAGATCGAGAACGCATCCTGGGGCAAGTCCTATGGCAACCAGGTTGTGCAAAAGGTCGCAGGCGGCTGGGTAATCTATGCACACTTAAACAAGGTACGCATAAAGCCCGGGCAAATTGCTAAAAAGGGCGACATCATCGGCGAGTCAGGCAACACAGGAAACTCATCAGGGCCACACCTACACTTTGAAATGCGCGACAACATCCGCTGGTCGGCTGGCAAAGACATTGATCCAAAGGACATTCTGGCATCGTGAACAAATACAAGACATTTGCAGTGCGCGTAATCGCACTCATCGCATACGAGGGACTAGCCACTTTCGGCCTATCGGCTGGCGTTGGCATCGAGCCAATCAAGGGCGCACTGATGGCCGCATTGTTGCCATTGGTAGTTGTTGTTCGAGAAACTGCTCGCAACATGATTGATGATGGCAAACTATCTCAAAAAGAGATGGATGAAGTCATTACAGTTGCAAAGTCTGCCAAGAAAAAGTGAAGCGCGCCTCGATCATAATCGGGGCAGTCTTAGTCTTAATCGCATCACCTGTGATCGGTAAAGGCTTAGAGCCTTATGCCGTAGCACAAGCCAAGACCTCGGGACTTTGCAAGAACACAGACCCACAGTTTTACAAGCAAGGCAAGTGGACAACATTTTCAGGATGTGAGCCTTTAGCCCTTGGCGGTGATCGCTCGCTATTCTTTGCCCAGTTGCGCTTGGTATGTGAAAAGCGGCCTAAGTATGTAAAGATGCGCCTCGCCCGGCAAACCCCAGACGGCCTAAATACCACTGGCACGAATACCTGGGTGATGGGTAAGAATGCGCCACTGAATTGGTCAGGCACTATGTGGTGGGAATCAAATACTAAGCATCCAATCGTGGCTCAATTCAAGGTTGTAGGCGGTAAGTGTGTCAGCAATGAGAGGCAGTTCAAGTGGTGGCAACCCTAAAGCCTTACCGAGTTGGCCTTGTCGGCTTGATCGTGGGTGCATCGATGTTGTTTAGCAGCTCGACAGCCTATGCCGAGCAGGCGTTCACAACTGTCATTTGCGAGAACCCACAAGGCCAGCAGATAACTCGTCAGATCGGCTGGGATAACTCGAATCAGTATTTTGCAGATAAGGGGAACATCCCCCAGCACTATTGTGAGGGTGGTTTTGCTGGCCCTTACACAAAATACATTGGTGACTCTTTGCCAGTCGATAGCCCTTTGCGGTGGTACGCAGGTATTGCGCCAACGCCATCACCCACACCAGAGCCATCAATGACCATAGAGCCAACACCAATGCCAAGTCCCGAACCCTCGCTCGCATTGCCTACACCAATCCCATCTGCTTTGCCATCATTAGAACCCACACCAACGCCCACGCTAGAGCCACAGCCCGAACCAACTCCAACATCTATCGAGCCAACCCCTGTGCTAGTAGTGCCACCAATGCCCGAGCCAACGCCCACACCAACACCGACACAAACGCCAGAAATAGAGCCAACGCCAACAGCAGTTCTAGAAACACCCGAACCAACCGCCGAACCATCGCCAACCCCAATCGAGCCAAGCCCTGTGCCAAGCCCGATCCCAAGCCTAGATCCGCAGGTGGTGGCTTTGGAAGTACCGACACAGCTGATGGCGATCCCGGGCATCGAGGAATTGGCCAAGGCCGTTGAAAACATAATGAACATCGGGTCGGACATGACACCCGAGCAAAGAGAGGAATCCCAGGCAGTCGCAGTCGCGGCGGTACTGGTAACACAAATCGCTAGCAGCGTTAGGAGAGTGAAATGATGAAATGGCTACGAAAGTACGTTGAGGCAATAACCGCCGATACATATACCTATGTTGGCCTGCTCATCGCGTACTTCACCCTTGATGGATCGGCTAAGAAAATCACAGGGCTGCTGATTATCGTGGGAGTTTTGGTGTGGTTATTGACTTTGCCATTGCGCGATGACGACACGCCCAAAGAATAGCCTCGACACAATGTCAGGTATTGTCATACTATGTCACTAAGGAAAGAGGGCAGATGGAAAAGTATTTAACAGCCAAAGAAGCAGCTGACAAACTACGGGTGAGCGAACGAACACTCATCAGGTGGGAAAAGTCAGGGGCATTAAAGCCAAAGCGAATCGGCGGCGTTAAGCGATACAAAGCCAGCGAACTCGACAAATAGAAAAGAGAAACAGGGCATGGGACTACTAACCTTATTTGGGTTTGCGGTATTTTTTGTGATCGGCGTTCTTGTCGGTGTAGCCGTAGAGAATAACCATCAACAACAAAAACGCCGTGAGGAATCAATCCGCTATTGGCGTTGGGCAAACAACATCGACAACATCGAACAGCAGATGGTGAAAGACGGGTGGAATCTGTAATGGCAGGCTTTGACTTAGAGGCTTACACAACAGTCCAAGAAAGAATTAAAGAGTTTTATGGCAAGTATCCCGATGGCTCATTGCAGTTTGAGTTCAAAGGAATCTTAGAGGGATCGCCTTTAATGATGTGGGGCATTGCTTACGCATACCGCACACCAGGTGATGAACGCCCAGGCATCGGCACAGCTGCCGAACTGATCGAGGGCAAAACTCCATACACTCGGGGCAGTGAATTGCAGAATCTAGAAACATCAGCCTGGGGGCGTTGCCTAGCGGCTTTGGGACTTGGACTATCCAAGGGCATTGCATCCAAGCAAGAGGTGCAAGCAGCTAAGGATCGCCAAGCACCTGGACCAGCCAAGCCAAAAGAGATTGACCCTTGGGCTTTAGTTGATGAGCCTGATTTGAGCGTGCCGGAATGTAAGCATGGCCCGATGCGGCGCAAGACTGGCTTAAAGAAAGACGGCACACCATACGGCGGTTATGTCTGCCCTGTTGGTGGCGAGGGCGAACGCTGCGAAGCACGATGGGATCGTTCATGAGTAATCCATTACATAGCGAGTATTGCAACTGCGAATGTCCAGCAGGCAACAGTTACGCCAAATTAGAGGAAACTCTGAACCGTGTGAGAATGTTGCACACCAAATTAGAGCGCGATGGCTATTCGTTTTGCACTCACTGCGTTCATCCAGACATTTGGGATGAGTTTGCACCTTGGCCATGTGACACCGTTAAAGCCTTACAGGGTGATGATGATGTGTGATCATGGCGAGCCAAGAGGGGCTAGGTATTGCGCCCTATGCAAGCGAGATGGAATGTCGGCCAAGATTGATGCCATCACCCAGGTAAGCGAACACGCTGATGGCACTTGGTGGGCCGCATCTATGCGAGCGATCAACCACCTTGCAAAGACTCGGGCAACTTTCACAGCTGATGATGTGCTTGAACTGGTCGAGGCGCAGGGTTATCGAACCAAAGAGAACCGAGCGATGGGCGGTGTCATGCGACACGCACAGACTAAGGGAATCATCGAGATCACTGATGTATTTGAGCCAAGCCACAACAAACGCAAACACGCCAGCCCAACAAGGGTCTGGCGTTCGTTGATAGTCCCGGCACAGATTGGGTTGGCCAGTGAGTGAATCAGAGGTCGTTCGTTGCACTTGTGGCGCGTGGTATTACATAGGCAAGCCGTGTGGATTTTGCGAGAAGTGGAGTAATCGTGCCTGAACCAATGACGGACATTTTAAGGGACATGATTGAAGTGCTTAAAGTTATAGCCAGCGATCTTGAAGTAATCGAGCAGAGAATATGGAAACTAGAAAATGAGCGATGAAGTTTGGGCAAGCATTGAACGCAAGATCAAGGGCCACTATTTAGCAGCTCAAACACTGCCAGCATCATGCCCACAATGCGCCAAGATTCTTGAACCAGTTGACTTTGGTGTAGATCCTGACAGTAATGAGCGTTTATGGGTCACACATTGCTGTGGCAACTGGGAGAAGTTTTACGAAAAACTTGGGCCAGCAGACCTAATCTAAAAACAAACGACACGCCCTACGCTTCCACGAATAGGACGTGCCGTTCATTTCGATGCTAGCATCGTAAGCCTCAACGCTCTAGTCAAGAGTATAACTGATGCCCGACTAATCCTCGGGTGAACCGCCGTCAGATGGCGTATCTCAACATGGATTGATTAGCCCATGAAACTAGCAGAAATGCGAGCCTTAGCTGCTGATGTCAACACGAATCGCCTGGCATCGAAACACCCAGCACTAAGGCACACGGCGCGATTGTGCGAAAGCACCCATGACCAACCAAACCTAGGCGGTGACGGTGGCGAGTGGCTTGATCCAATGCCATTCCCTGCTCACCTATCGGCTCGGGTGGCAAGTATAAGTTACGATCTAAATCATGACGAGATGGGTGCAGGTAAAGCACGATGAGTTATTGGAGTATGTAGCAATGGTTGAGTATCTAAGGAAAGACCACACAGCATTGCAGGAACAGATCAAAGATGCAAA